TAGATTTTTGTCCTACTTTTTTTAAAAGTAGATTTTTGTCCTACTTTTTTTAAAAGTAGATTTTTGTCCTACTTTTTTTAAAAGTAGATTTTTGTCCTACTTTTTTTAAAAGTAGAGTTCGTAATAAAAAACAGGAATAAAGTAAATAAACGCATTCAAGTTCATAAAAAACGAAAGAATCATAACAGAAAAGAAGATAAATTTATTAAATCTATTAATATTTTTAGTATTTATTTTATCACGGAAAATCACCCAAGCAGCTAAAAAAAAGGCACCCCAATTACCAAGTGGGCATATTTTAGACTCGTATTTGCCTGTATTAACAGTATGTTTAAAAAAAGTAGGCATTTTTTTTAAATCCATAAGAGGTGCTTCCCAGATATTATGAAAGGAATATGTTGTTTTGAAATAATTCCACATAAAAATGATATAAAATGCTTCAATAACTGTTTTCATAATATATAGCAACATTATATAAATGATAAAAAAAATGAAAGATATGCAATTCTTATTAGCAATATTAATATTTTCTGTAGTATCATATTTAGCATTAAAAGTTAACGAAGGACTTTGCACTAAAACAACAACTTGCAATCAGTGCGACAATTGCAAAAACCAGGGACAACACTGGGGATGGCCAGCAAAAATTTAAATTGATTGCAACAACAACAACAAACAACAACAACAACAAACAACAACAACAAACAACATGAATGAAACTAAAATATGTGCTTTTATTTCTGCAACGGTAATTGGTATTGTGGCAATGTGCATGATGGCATCATCTTTTTACGATGTAGTTCCGTCGCGTCATGTTGCTATTTGGACGCAATTCCAGCGTGTAAAATACAATGAAACCAGTGGACCGGGCTTCTATTGGAAATTGCCTTGGGTAAATGGTGTTCACATGTTTACTGGTCCCGATAAGGATGATGTGTCCTACACTTGTGGTACTAAAGACGGCATTACTTTCGAAGGGAAAGTATCTATCACGAACCGGTTGTCGCCAGAGAACGCGTTGAGAACGTATTTGATTCATGGCGAGAATCCAGACCGGGCCAACATTTACGATATGGCTGAATTTATAATGCAGACTATTTGTGCACAAATGACAGCCCGTGAATTTCTGATCACCAAAATCAACATTACTGATGATTTACTGTGTAAACAAATGGTTGAAGCGCAAAATAAATCCAAATCCGGTCTAGAAATAGTCGAAGGCATGGTCAAGGTCTTTAGACCCAGACCAACAAACTCTAATATCGGGGATGTCATCAAAATGGAAGCCGAACATCGCTCTGCCGCTTTAACTGCGGACGAAAAGCGAAAACTTGACGCAAAATTGGCGTCTCTTGCAGCTGACAAACAGAAAGCGGACGAGAAACTATCGCGCGCGCGCAATATCGCAGAGCAACTTCGTATAACAGACTCACAAGAAACGGAACTTAAGCGCGAAAAGAATAAACTAAACGCAGAAAAAGAAAGAGCTGAAATTAGCAACGAAATGGATAAGGCAAAAGCAGCAAAAGATGCTGCTGTCAAACTCATCGAAGCAACTGCTAACAAAGAAGCTGGTCTCCTACTCGCAATTGAGAATAAGGCTAAATTAACGAAAGAATATTTAAGAGAAAAAGAGATTGCAGCTTTGAAAGAAAACAATAAGATTTATTACGGAGCAAACATTGGGGATGTTTTCCGTCTCAATAAAGAATAAAACACATAAAAACACATAAAAATATAAAACACATAATATATTCTTTAATTTTTTATTTTTTGTTTTTATGACAAGGTCATAACAAAAAATAAAAAATATTAAATTGATTATTTTGTTGCTGTTAATCAGCAACAACAACAAACAACAACAAACAACAACAACCAACAACAACAACAACAACATGTCATCAACAAACACTGAAAGTAAGCGTAATGTCGCGGCACCATTTGTTTTCGCAGGATTCACTGGAGACCGTTCGGGTTCAATGGTGGGAATTTACAGACAATCAGCCGTAGGATTATTTGAATGGGCAACAGATTTAATTGAAAGTGCAAATGAAAATGACCAGCAGGGAAGAATGTTTATAACATGTTTCGATACAAAAGCGGAAAAAAGATTAGATAATGTTGATTTTAAAAATGTGCATATTTCACAAAAAAAATGTTATGAATGGATGCAGCCACGAGGTTCAACGCGATTGTATGACACAGCAATTAATGATTTAGATAATATTGTTTCAAAAGCAAAAGAATTCAAAGAAAATTTACCACGTGCAATTAAAATGTTAAATCCAGAAATTTCAATGGTTTGGGCATGTTGCACCGACGGATATGATAATGTTAGTGTGAAAACTGCTGAAGATTTAAAAACAAAAGTATTGTGGGCAAGAGAGCAGGGTGTAAAATGTTTCTTCCTGGCAGCAAATCAAGATGCAATGGAAACTGGACAAAGATACGGATTCTCACCTGAAACTTCTATGACTTACACCGCGGATGCAGAACATTCAATAATGGCATTTCGAAGTGTTTCTACAAATATGAGACAGGCATCGTGTGGTCTGGAATGCTACTTCACTGATAATCAAAGACAATCAAGTCAAACACAACAACCTACAAACCCACAACCTCCAAACCCAAGAGCTCTAACACAACAACCTACAAACCCACGAGCTCTAACACAACAACCTACAAACCCACAACCTACAAACCCACGAGCTCCAACACAACAACCTCCAAACCCGCGTGTTCTGTCACTGCAAACGGCACCAGCACTAACAAGGTCACCGAGAGTAACATTTTGGTAAACACTTTTGGTAAACACTTTTTCAAAAATATTTATATACTTTTTCAAAAATATTTATATACTTTTTCAAAAGTATATAAATATTTTTTTATATTGAAAAACATTATGGCTTGGTATGAAGAAAAAGAAATATCATTTGAAGATGCCCGAATATCAATAAAAAGTCATTTCAAAGGAGAAAACATATCATATTGGATTGTAGAAGAATGTTTGCAAAATGAATATAAAAAATATAATAGTTTTGGCTCATATCGAGGTTTTTATTCATTTGTAGTCCCGGCTGTAGTAAAAGAATCGAAAAAACAAAACAAAACTGCAAGAAGAAAAGCGCTTCAAACCTTAAAAAGAGCTACACCTTTTATTGTTTGGATAAATTCTATATTATATAAACCACCAACAATGCAAAAATCTCTCCGTTATGAAAAAGTAAAAGCTAATTTTGAAGAACAAAAAAAACATAATAAAAATTAGACTAAATATTTTATAATGGATACACCAAAATATTTTATAATGGATACACCAAAATATTTTATAATGAACCCACTTCAAATTAAATTTTTTTTTAAAAAAAATATAAATGAAATAGATAATAAGTTTCATAAAAAATTAGAAAAACTTAAAAATATTAATTTGCAGAATGAAAAAATAAAAAAAAGAAATAATATTAGTTAGTGTATAATTGTCATACTTTTTCCCAAAAAGTTACTTTTTGTCATACTTTTTCCCAAAAAGTTACTTTTTGTCATACTTTTTCCCAAAAAGTTACTTTTTGTCATACTTTTTCCCAAAAAGTATATATTTGTCACCACCAGCTGCATGTCTTAAAGTATATTTACTTCGATATTTCCAATTAAAACCAGTAGCATATTCGCTCATAGCATAAATACATCCATGGGGGATTTCAAGTCTAAAGTTTTCACCAACTGGTTTGCTTTGATAAAACCAGTTCCAACAAATGGGCATAGTGCCTGTTTCACCATTTTCATCTTCTTCATTAATTCTTACAGCAACAACTTTCTGTCTTTCAGCATCACCATGATATCCAATACCATTTTTTGTTCTGTCATTATATCGATTACCTTCGCCAATCATTTCCTTTGCTTTATCGCCAAAAATATCAGCAATCAACTTCTTGGCTGCTTTCAATCGCGGCAATTTATCAAACGGAATAATCGTTCCTTTCCCATTTTCATAATCAGGCGATTGAGCAAAAGAATCAAAACACACATTACTTCTGGCATGTTTATTTAAAACTTTACTGCGTCTGGTATCCCAATATTTTGTATCCCATTCAAATGTATTCATCTCCGCATAAATAGCATCAGCATGTTCTTTATTGACAGCATTTTTAATAAGAATAATATATGCCGGTTTAATTTCTTTACCTGGGGCAATACCATTGGATTCAATCAAGTTGCGAATAAGGTCGCGTAAATCAATAATTTCTGCATCAAATCCCATCTTGGTTGCACGACTACTCGCAGCAAGAAAGTCGGCATGGGTAAATCCTTGTCCAACATCAACCTTTTGACCAATCATTTGGTTTCCAACATGATTTTCACCACTATCACCGAAAGTAATAGTGACGACACCTTTACCAACCTTCTTAACTTCGCCAAAAATAGTTTGTTGTTTTTTCATTTTTATTATTATATTTACAAAAATATAATAATGAAAAATCAATTTAAATCAAATATTAATTTGTATTAATACTATATATGCATAAAATACAAAAAAAATTTTTAATTATATTTTTATTATTTTTTATTTTTTATTTAATAAACAAAACTTTTTCATTAAAATTTAAAGAAGGAAATGAAGAAGAAATATGCGACGAAAGTGTAAATAATAAATGCAAATATTATGAAAAAAATAAAATATTATGTGACGAGACAGATATTGGCTGCAAAAAAAATAAGTACTGTAAATTTGATTTTTATGGTATAAAACCAACAAATAATAATTGCGAATTTAGCCAATGTTTAAGACCATATGGGAATAAAAAAAAGGGTTGTGTTTCTGATTTGGACGACCAGTCAAATATATATGATGCGAGTAAGAATCCATGTATGAACGTGGATTTTTGTAAAAATTGCAAAAAATGTTACGATGATGATAAAAATCAAGATAAAATATTCTTGGATGATGGAACAGAATTTAATTGTAAAAAATGTCTTCATAATGGTAGAAAAAAATTACACAAAATTGAAAAAAAAAATACTGATGGATTAAAATCATACTTTCCGTGGTTTTTTTGCAATAAATACATAGGTTCTCTCGATTGTTATTTAAATGGAAATAATATTATTTCTAATATGAGAATAAGACCTATTTCATCAAAAAAAAATTTATTAAAATATCCGTTGAAAGACTTTTATATATCCAGCAGTCATAATTCGTATTTAGCTGGGTCTCAAAATTTAGATATTGCAAAAATAAGTTCAATCAAAAGATGTATATCTTTGGGTGCTAGAATGATAGAACTCGATATATTCATTGATAAAAAAACATTTTTACCATATATAGCACATAGTAAAGAGAGCAATAATAACAATACGGATATAACTACAACTAATAGATTAAATTTCAACGAAGTCATTGAAACAATAGCAAGACATGCTTTTTCTGATACAACTGACCCGTTATTTTTAGTATTGGAAAATAATAATTCAACAGGAAAAGAAGAGAAAAATAATATTATACATGATACTTTAACGAAACATTTTAAAGGTAGATTGATGAAAAGATTAAAAAATAAAAGATTAATTAATTCACCAATGAGAGATTTATTAAATAAAGTAATTTTGCTTTCCAATGATACACAATTTGATTTAGGTAGTGGGTATATGAAACTTAATAAAATAATTAATATTAATTTTGGTTTTTGGTTTTTAAATAAATCATCTAATTTTATTTCAAACTCAAAATACAAAGACAAAATGATAAGAATATATCCAGAACCTGGAATTTCATCTAATTTTTCATATAATTTTGATTTTAAACCGTTTCATGATAAAGGTTGTCAATGTGTTGCTATGAATTTCCAAAAAAATGATAAATATTTTAAAGATTATCTTAAATTTTTTAGTAAATCAAGTTTTGTTTTAAAACCACCAAACCTCCGGTGAGCGTGTAAATTCAACATGTATCACATGAACTATTAATCAAAAACTTTGAAATAGATATTTTTTTGCAGCATCACATAAGGGACCTGTAAAGGTAATTCCTTTTTTTTGCGACAAATAGTCTTTAATAAGAAGGTTTGAAGAGAATTTAAAAAATTTAGATTCTTGAGGTTCTAATAAATTATATTCTGGATTCAAATCAAAAATTTTTGCACCACAGCCATTAATTTCCTGTAATTTTAAAATATTTTTCATTTCATAATTTTCTAGGACACAAACGTTTTGTAAAAAATTATTGGAGAGATTTTTGGAAAATTCGGTGGCAGCGACAGTGATCCCTTTTTTTGATATCTTGGAAGATTTATCTTTAATCCAATAAGTATTAAATTTTAAAATTTCTTTACCCATTACCCTTTTATCAATTACACCAGTAACAATATATCCTGCATCAGTAAAACTGCATGGACTATTTCCAAACCCCACATTCTCTCCAGAATAATTCTCCCCAGTTGAAATAATATTAATAATCTCATCGAGAATATTTTCAATTACATTAGGATTAAGATTATCATTAAGTTTTTCATTAAGAAAATCTTCGTCGGAAGAGTCACATTCTTCTTCGGAAGAGTCAATAACATCCAACGTCTTTTTCGCGTATGAAAGAACAGATTTATTTTGAATAATAGAATTATGATTATGCCAGGCTAAATAAATTTTACTATCGGGGCAAGATGGGAAAACAACGTCAAGGGTAGTTTCTCCAAAACGAGTTAAATCATCAACGTCGTATTCCGAACCATATGAAACTTTATCATTAATTTTTAATATGGTGCATGGTAAAAATTTTTTCCAATGTAACATTTTTGCCAAAACAATATCACCTTCATAAAAATTATGACAATTATCAAGTGTTATTTTATTCGAGGATAAATCGCAAAAACAGTTCAAAGAAATATTATAACATGTTTTAGAACGAGATACTATACAATAACCATATAAACAAGAAAAAATATCTATTTTATTAATATCATAATTTTTTGGATATTTGAATAAGTCTTTTTTGTCTACCCATATATTTACTTGACCATCGTAAATATTCAAATTATTTACATCATAAAAAGATAAATGTTTATAATTTGAACTATCAATATCATTATAAAGACCAACATTTTTGATATTTAAACTTGTTCCTTCATAATCTGGCAATTTTTTATAAATTTTTTGTTCAATTTTAGATTTTTTGTATTTTCTTCCAAAAAACATTTAATAAAATAATATAATATAATTTTATTATTTTATTTTTGTCATATATATGACAAAAATAATGAAAATAATAATGAAAATAATAATGAAAATAATAATGAAAATAGTTAAAAGGATAAAAAAAAAGAAATTTTTATCACTAATTTTTTTTGGTTTATTTTTAGTATTTGTTTATCAAATGGTATATGAAAATGAAAAATTAAGAAAAAGTGCTAAAAAAAGTAATAAATTTAGAAATGATGCAATGGAAAATGCAAAAAAACGTTCAAAAGAATTTAGATTATAATTCAAGTTATGCAAAAGATATTGAAATATTAATCGACACTCCAAAATATTAACGTCTCTTTTTACCGCGTTTCCTCGTGCCTTTTCTCGCGCCTTTTCTCGCGCCTTTTCTCGTGCCTTTCCTCGCACCTTTCCTCGCACCTTTCCTCACACCTTTCCTCGTGCCTTTCCTCCTTGTTTTTCCAACAACGCCGGAAATAACTTTACTGGCAACACCTTTAATAGTATCAAGAGTCCAAACAGAAAGTTTTCCGGCACCACTTAAGGCGGAAGTAATAATTTTACCACTTGAATCAACTAATTTATCAGCAGTGGTAGTAATAATAACAAGACCTTTTCCAGTTTGAACAAAAACATAAGCAAATAAACCACCAGCTAAAGGAATTCTAGTAACAAATTTACCAAGTTTTTTTAATATATTTTGAGATTTTTTTCCTACATTTCCAACAACATTAGAACTAGTAACTCCAGAAACTAAAGAATTAATTAATCCTACTAAACCTTTAATACCTTTTTTGCCTTGTTTAATCATATATATATAAACGCAAGAAATAAAAATAGACAAGAAATAAAATAAAAAATATATATATGAATATATTTAATACATTAACATTAATAGGAAAGGTATTAATATTAATATCGATAATATTAATATTCAGTATAGTAAATACGAAACAGGCGCATTTGGATAAAATAGAAAAAAACAAAAAAAAATACAATAATAAACCGGAAGATGAAGAATTTTCAATTTTAGAAGGTTACACAAACAAAATGAAAAAAGCTGGAAATTCGGAATATTTTGATGGAACATGTAAAATAAAAATAAGTTCTCCTGTTTATTTTGTTTTTAAACTTTTAGGATATTTATTAACAGCTTTAATTTGGTTATGGGTTAATTTACTTCGAGACCCAATTGCACAATTATTAGAAAAAGCATTGGGTGAATATTATGTTTATGTCAAGAAAACATTTTCATTAATATTTAAATTTTACAAGTTAATAATAAAATACTCATTTAAAATAACAAGAATTTGCTTTAAAATCATTTACAGAGTTATAGACATTATTTTTAGAATATTATTTAGAATATTAGATTTTGCTCCTATTATAAAAGATATAATGGCATATATTTTAGCTATACCATTTTTAATATTTACACCTTTATATGAGTGGTTTGCAGGATTTAGTAAATATTTCGCAGTAATATGTTGGAGTGAAAGAGGGTTCATAAATGATATTGTAACTTTTTTTGGTTTATCATTTATTTTTGTGACCGATATAGATGTGGATGAATTAGAAAAAAGCGCATCATTCGAGGAAGACGTGGAAACAAGCGCAAAAAACACAACAAAAGATGTCGATAATGCAAATAAAGAAGCCGAAGAAAATGCTGGAGAATTAAAAGATGATGCTGAAAGTTTTTAAAAAATTAGTTTATTAACTTAAATAATATTATTATCATTATATAACTTTTTATAATGATGAATAAAATGCAAGAAATTGAAAATATGAAAAATGGAGAAACAAATGGAGAAACAAATGGAGAAACAAATGGAGAAACAAATGGAGAAACAAATGGAGAAACAAATGGAGAAACAAATGGAGAAACAAATGGAGAAACAAATGGAGAAACAA